CGAGATCGTAGGCTCGGTATCGAGCCGGAGTGACCGCGGCGAGCGCGCCCGCGTGGTCGTTCACGAACGGGCCGCGAAGCAGCCGGTAATCGTTGCTGCCGCGGACCACGCTCACGTAGTAGAAGCCGGGCCTCGTGTCGGGCGCTTGCGTTTCGTTCATGAGGAATCTCCTAGAAGCTCGGGTCTTGGTGCTCGTGCGAGCCGGCGATCAAGAAGCCGGTGAGGCTGCCCTTCGGGCGCCACGTTCCGTCTGGCCGTCGCGTGTACTCGCTCTCGCGACCGGCTGGGTCGGAGACCGCGATCCACCGCTGGTCGCCGTAGTAGTCGCCGATCTGATGCGTTTTGTCGCGTCGAGTCTTCAGGCGGACTTTGCTGATTCTCTCGGAGACCGTCTGCGCATAGCTGTCGGAGCCGATGCAGTAGGTGACCCGATCTCCTACCTGCGGGTCGAGGCTATGATTCATGCTTTCCTCCGATAACCGATGATTTCTCCCCATGGCGTTAGACTACATCACATTGTGATGTGGCGTCAATCACTTTGTGACGCGCGCGCGACCCGTCTTGTTCTGCATCGCGGCCTTGCCGAGCGTTTGTCCGAGCCGATGCTCGTCGACGATGAAGTCGACCTCGGCCGTGACTTCGCCGCCGCACTGCTTGTCGAAGTAAGAAACCGTCTGTGTGAAGATCACCAGCCTTCCCTCCGTGCTTGTTGCAATGCCCAGCGTCCTGTGTCCGTCGCTTGGTGCGTCCGTGGATACGTGGCGCCATCAATTCGCTTGACGAGCTCGCGGCGCTCGAGCGCTTGCAGCGATACGCCGTGCCCGTGCTGTGGGGACTCGTTCACGATCGCGGACAGGCGCCGCAGCATCGCGTCTGTTAAACAGTAGTTCGTGTACGTCATTGGTCGCTCCTTCGGTAATCACCCACGACTTGCGCGCGGCGCTGGTCGAGGAAGCTCACGTTCTCCTCGTTGCCGCAGTCGCTGTAGAAAAATCCCTTGACCACGAGCTTTAGCTGGTCTCTGGTTCGGATGCGCACCGCGTTCGTGTAGGCGTTCGCGTCGAACGGCCGGAAGCCTTGGTTGAACGGCATGTCCTTGAGGCGCACGCGGTGATCGGCTGGAATGAAATCGCCGCCGACCATCAGCTTGCCTTTCTCGACGGCTGGCTCGATCGCTTCGAGCGCCTGCTGGAGCGTGACCGGCTCGCCGGTCTTGGACTTGACCACGAAGGTCGCACCCTGGATGTAGCTGCCGCAGCCGCGGCTCACCATCAAACCGCCATCGGATACCTGTTCGAGATCGAAGAGCTGGCCCAGGAGTGCCGCTTCCTCGGCCGAGAGCCCGGACAGGCTGTTGACGACGAACTTGCCGAACATCACGACGGACTTGCCGTCGGGGATTGCAAGCCAAACCGTGTCGCCGTATTCCATCTTGCGCAGCGTCGTGCGCGAGACCCGGCGCGTGATGCCGATGGCGAGCGCTTCTTTTTCGAAGCTCGCGGCCGAGTAATATTGCCGGCCGATATGGTGGATCCAGTGCGTCATTGCGTTACCTCCGCAGTGACGTGCTCGGGCAACTGCCGGCGGTAGCGTCGGACGAGCTTGCTACCGAGCGCGCACTGCTTGTTTGTGAGTCGATTCGCGGCCGCGAGCGCGTGGCCGATCCGTGTGTCGAACTTCGAGAAGCCGGCGCCGTCGAGGTCGTGCGCTCCGTCGCACATACCCGCGAGCATCTGGAGCCCGAGGTGAATCGCCGCGCGTTGACCTTCGGTGAACTCCGGAGCTTCCTCGACTTCCTTCCGTGTGATCGAGACGGTGCTTGTCGTCGGCACGATGGCTTCCTTGGCCTCGGCTTGCACGATCGGATCGTCGAGCGACTTGTCGATCACGTCTTGCTTCGCGACGAGCCGCTTCGCCATCGTCGCGTCGAGCGAGCCCTCGAGCACGAGGTGTTGAATCAGGAGGCTCTCGAGCTGCCCGATGCGGTGCGCACGGTCTTCGGCTTGCGTGACGTTGCCGGGAACCCAGTCGAGCTCGGCCATGACGACGTAGGTCGCTTTGGTCAGCGTGTACCCGACGCCCGCGGCCTCGAATTGCCCGACGAACGTCGTGCAGGTGTCGTCGTTCTGGAAGCGATCGACTTCAGCTTGCTTGGCCTCGGGGCTCATCCCGCCCCACACTCGCGCGGCGTTGAAATGCTGCGTCAGCGCCTGGATCACGTCTCGGTGGTGCGCGAAGATCAGCACCTTGTGGCCTTCCTCAAGGATCGACTCGACGTGGCGGATAACGTCCGGGATCTTCGCGACCGCAGTCGCGTGCCGGAGTAGCGCCATCTCGGTGAAGAAAGCGCTCGCGCCTTCCTTGAGCGCCGCAACCGCGGCTTCGTATTGCTCCTGGTTCTCGTTGACCTTGGCGAGCTCGACCGCCGCCTTGAGTTCTTGTAGCCGCTCCTCGCCCGCGCGCGCCGCGGCCAGCTCAGCGTTGATAGCCGCCGAGGTTTCCGGAGTGACCGGCATCTCGACGACTTGCCGGCGCTTCGCGGGCAGCTCTTTGAGCACGTCTTTCTTGAGCCGGCGAATCATGATCGTCGAGCGCAACCGCTGCTGCAGCTCGCCGAGATAGTTCGTCGAGTAGGCGTAGCGGTACTTGTATTGCCGGTAGTTCGCGAACTCGACCGGATCCAAGTCACAGAAGAGCGTGTAGCCCTCCATGACGTTGTTCGGGATCGGCGTCCCGGTGAGATCCATCTTGAACCTGGGCACGACTGCCATTGCGGCGGCCGTGCGCCGCGCCTTCGGATTCTTGAGCCGGTGCGCTTCGTCGCGAATGCGCAGGTCCCAGGAAACCGTGTTCAGCTCGTCGGCCCAGGCGTACAGGATGTCGTAGTTGACGATCACGATTCGCACGTCGACGTCGCGCGTCGTGATGTGCTTCGCGAGGCCGGGTATGGGCTTCGTGCCCTCGAGGATCGTGATTTGGTGCGCGCGCACGAGCCAGCGATCCAGCTCGTTGCGCCAATTGATCTTGAGCGAAGCTGGGCACTCGACTAGCACGTTACGGATGAGCGGGGCACAGTTGACGACGCCAATCGCTTGCACGGTCTTGCCGAGTCAGAGGCCCATCTCGTCGCCGAGCAGAACTCCGCGACGTGACGGGCCGACCTCCTTACGGTTTTCTGTTGCTGCGGTAACCATGGCCTTCCAATGCGTGCTTCTTCGCGTGCTCTGATTGGCTCAAGAGCACCTCGAGGTTGTCAGGGCTGAAATTCAGCCTGTTGTGGTCAACTTGGGATAGCTTTTGCCCTTGCTTTGGGCGCGCATTTGCGCTGCGCGGATCGCGCTGCCCTTGCGCCCCTCGCCGATCTGATGGCAGCGGTAGCTGCAATACTTCGCGCTTTTGGCAACTCGACTCGGGATCACTTAGAATCCCGCCCCGCATTCAACACAGATGAGATCGACCGGCATCAGAGCAACCCGAATTGCCGGAGCGCAAAGTAGATTCCGGCTTTCTGGAATGGGAGGTAATCGAGACCATCTGGAGCTGGCGGATTGAATCCTTCGATGCCTTCGGCCTTGGAGGCTTCGAGCGCCGCGGCGCGCGCCTGCTGCTCTTCCTCGGGCAGCGGCTGCCACCACGTCACGGACCAATTGCCGTAGTCGTCTTTGCGCGGCGAGATGCCGGCTTTCTTCAGCGCGTCCTTGTTGTCGCGCCACGCGGACCAAAAGTCGTCATTGGGCACGGCCTCGCACGCGATGCGCGGGCCGAACTTGGTTTGCACTCGCTTCGGCTCGCCCCACGCGAGGAGCGCGGCGAGGTTCAACTCGACGACGCTCTCGGCTGTCACGCTGTGCTCCACGGCCGCAGTTGGATGCCGTAGGCCCAGTGGCCGTTATCGAGATCGACGACGGCACGACCCGGCACGTCGCTCCAGTCCATCTCTTGCACCGAATAGCCGTACTTGCCGCCGTCTGGTGCGTCCTCAATGGACACGACCTTTGCTTCACGGTGGGCTTGCGTTCCGAACCCGCCCGACCACATTACCTTGTCGCCTATTTTCAGCTTGCTCATGCGGTCTCCTCGTCCGCGTCAAATGGGGGAGCGCTGAGCAGGTAGCGATGCGCAGCCTGCTCGGCGGAGTTTTTGACCAGTGGGCAGAACGTGCCGAGTACGCAAGTCCAGGTGACTGCCGATATGAGCGCTCCGCAATCGCATGTCGGCGCGAGCCGTGTGCGCTCCTCGTCATCCGGTCGTGGCGGGCACTCGCACGGATTGCACATGCACGCGAGGCAGGTGCGCGGCTTGCGGTAAATCATGTCGGTGTATTCGGGCAAGGCATGCGAAGTTCTCCAATTGCTTAAAGGCATGCGAACCCGAGCCTGTCTTCGAATCCGTCGGGGCAGTCCGCCTCGATGACCACGGACTCAGAGCCTTCGTGGTCGGCGACCAGCACTTTGATGTTCTTGCACCCGGCCCGCGCGAGGTCTTCGATCGACGCTTGCTCGTCGGCCCGGTGCTCGATCTCATGGACTCGAAAAATTTTGGTCTTCACGTTCTCTCGTTCTCCCATTTGTCTCGGGGGCAGCATACATCACAATGTGATTCAGTGTCAACGTATGCGTTGTGCTCTTGAAATACGTAGGCGCATATACTAATCTGCGCCTCAACACTCGGGGGAGTGCTTGAAAAGGGGTTAGCGATGAATGCGCAAGCGTCTACGGAGTCTCAAGCGATTCCGGTCGATGAGAACGGCGTCGTGATCCGGCCCGTTCTCGAAGTGCTGAGCCGGCTACAAGGCGGCCAGGTGCTCCCGAAACTCTCGGTCGAGCTGAACCGCGTGATGAAGCGGGTCATGGCCTCGAAGACCGGGAAGGGCGGCGAGGTTTCGCTCCGGCTCAAGGTCGAGCGCGCAAAAAACAGCGATACGGCCGTGCTTATCGAGGCGCATATCGCCGGCAAGTCCCCGACCGAGCCCGTCGGCGCCGATCTCCTCTTCGTCGACGACGACGGCAACCTACATACGCGCAACCCGTATCAGCGGGACGCATTCGAGGACGGCCCGGCGGCCGTCTCGTAACCAGCTAATCCACAAGGAGAATCCCATGCTCGACAAGGGCGCTCTCGAACATCTGCTCGCGTTGAAGGGCTATCAGAGGATCGACTCGCCGGATGCGCTGTCGGAGCTCATCGCGCTGCCGGCGGGCAGTCAGGTGGTCTCGCTCGAGAAGTACCAGATTGCGCCGAACATGATCGAGCAGCGCGTGCAGCTCGACTCGGCCGCTTCGTTCATCGAGTACGTGAAGCGCTTCGAGACGGAGCACACGACGGTCTATCTCGACGTCGAGCACGGGCGCTTCGTCGCAGTGCTCGACCATCACGGCGTGGACAGCCCGCAGTGGGGACGCCACACGGCCGTCTTCGTGGTCAAAAAGTCGCTGCAATGGGAGCGCTGGGTCGAGGCGCACCGGGGAGCGATGACTCAGCGCGAGCTCGCGGAGTTCGTCGAGGAGGCGCTCGGTGACTTCTATGAGCCGGGCTCGAACGTCATGCTCAAGGCCGCGCTCGACTTCCAGGCGAACGAGAAGCTCGCCCTTGGATCGTCGATCAACCTGGACAACGGCAATACCCGGTTCTCCTTCGTCAAGGAGAACGTGAAGAAGGAGGTCGACTTCCCGCATCGCGTGAAGCTCTACATCCCGGTCCACGAGCGCGCCGCAGAGGAGTTTATCGAGGCGCGCGTGCGCTACGCGACAGGCGCCAATGGCGCGCTGTCGTTCACGATCTCGCTCGTCAAGGATCCGGAAGAGACTGTGCGCAAGGCGCTGCTTGCGATTGCCGAACAGATCGGCGAGGGCGTGAACGGGCTGCACATCTACGAGGGAAGCCCGGAGGAGCGCTCGGAGTAGTCGATGAGCGTCAATCTAGCGCAACTCATTGCCGAGGTGGCCGGGCCGAAAGGTCGGCCGCGTCTACCTGTGCCACGACGCGGCAAAGGATCGCCGATCGACGAGGCGATGATTCGCGCCTTTTGCCACGAGCATCTCTTCGGCGGGAAGACAGCGACCGAGGCTTATCTCGTGATCAAGCCGCACGTGAAGGCGACCACGGCCAAGGTCGAGGCATCGAAGCTCCTAACCAAGCCTAACGTGAAAAAGGTCCTGGAGGAGATGCGCCAGACCGTGAAGGCGGAGCAGGGGCTCGACGCGCAATACATCATCGCCAAGTGGCGCTCGATCGCGGAGCGCAACCCGCTCGACTACTTCGACCAGGACGAGAACGGCGTCATCACGCTCAAGAAGAACCTCAAGGACTTGCCGATCGAGGTGCAGCGGAACATCGCGCAAATCGAGATCACGACCACCAAGGTCAACGAGATGGTGGTCGAGCAGCGGGTGAAGCTCAAGGTCGACGAGCGCAGGGGCGCCTTGGATTCCATGGCGCGCGCCGCGGGCATGTTCGGCGTGCAGGAGGAGGACATCGGCAACCTCGCGAAGCTGATCGAGGAGGCTGCCGAGCGCGCGCGGAAGGCCGGCACGCGCACGTTCGACGGCAAGACCGGCCTGCCGATTCAAGAGGGGGAGATCGTCGGATGAGCGATAACCGCGTCACGCTGCGCGAGCAGATCCGGTGCGTCGAGCGCGAGCTCACCATGCGGAGCCGCGTCTACGCCGGGCTCGTCGACCGCCGCAAGATGACGCCCCACGAGGCCGAGCGCGAGATCACGACCATGGGCCAGGTGCTTAAGACGCTCCAGGCGTGCGAGCAGCTCGCGGACGTACTCGAGGAGGCGCCGCGGCAACACATCGCGGCGATGCACCAGGTTGAGAAAGACATGCCCGAGGGCACGCTGTTCATTGCGATTTCAGACACGCTCGCGAAGCAGCTCATTGAGCAGCTTCGCGGGCTCGCGCCCAACCCACCAGGAGAACGAGCAGGGCGCGCATGACCAGTCAGCGCACAGCCTACCCGTTGTCGTGGCCCGAGGAGTGGCCGCGGACCAAGAGCCCGATCACGAGCAAGTTCAACTCGACGCTCGCGAGCGCGCTCGAGAACGTGCGCTCGTCGCGCGGCGTTCCGCGGCTACGCGAAGCTGCCGCCGCCGACGAAGCAGAACGCGCGGCCGTGGCAATACGTGCTCGGCATCCCAAGGGATGCACCGCTCGGCGAGATCGAACGTGCGCACAAGGTCCTGCGGTCGCTGTACCACCCGGACAAGGGCGGAGACGCGGCGAAGTTCCACGAGGCGCAGGTGGCCTACGACGAGGCGACCAAGGAGCGCTTCCATGACGTGGTTTCGTGAAGTCTTCGGGGTTATGTGGCCGTTCTGGCTCCTCGTGAGCGTAGTCGGCCTTTGGTTTTCCGTGGTCATCGCGTTCGTCACCGTGATGCACGCGAAGGCGATCATCGAGCGCGGCGAGGACATCCATTGGTTCTTCGGCGCCCCGGTGCTCGCGCTGGGAGGGCTCGGGCTCGTGCTCGACGTCGTGTTCAACTGGACGATCGGCTGCGTGATCTACCACGAGCGGCCCCACGAATGGACGTTCACGGCTCGCTGCAAGCGCCATAAGCGCAAGTCGTTCGGCTGGCGGCAGGAGCGGGCGCTCTGGTGGTGCGCCGAGATGTCGAAGTATGACAAGACGCACTGTTGATCTGCGGGCTGGCAGTTGCCGCGGCAAGAAGCGCTTCAATAGCTTCGGCGACGCCAACACGGCCGCGCGTCGGCAGCGCCGAACGCACAGAGGCGAGGGAGCGCTCTTCGGGGCGTACCGCTGTCGTTACTGCCAAGGTTTCCATGTCGGCGAGCGCGGCGGCAAGCGTCAGCGCCGCCCGCACCTGGAAGTCGAGTTTGCGTGACGATCGGAGCGACACGAGAGAACCTCGAGCAGCAGCGGGCCAATCTGCAGCGGCGACGGGACGAACTCAAGGCAGCGCTCGGGATCCGGACTCGGCGCCATCACAAGAACATCATGGCGCACTTCAGGAAGAACGGCCGGAAGATACGCTCGGAGCTGTTCCTCGAATACGTGAACACTGGCGAGGGCCTGGAGCGCATCAACCGCGAGCTCGAGCGGCTCAACCTCGTCGGGCCCGAGGACGATGGCCCCTTGTGAGCATCCAGATTGGAGGCGCGGCCACGAGGCGGCCGAGGCTGGCAAGGTACCGCCGAATGGCCGGCCGCCCTCGAAAGCGTTTCTGCACGGCTACTACTACGCGAGGAAGACGCTCGTGCTGAAGCTCTGGTGCGAAAAGCATGGACGCGCCGCGGTGTTCGACGGCCCGTTGCCGGCCGACGATCCGTTGCCGACGACGCGCACCGGAATTGATCTTTGGATACACGCCAACGGAGGCGGCGCGTGAGCGAGCACGAGCTCGGCCTGCTCGCCGGCATCTCGATCGCGGCGACGTTCGTGCTAGCCAGTCGCCAAGCATTCGCTACAGTTGGCCTAGCAACTGCGTGGCGCATCGCCTACAATAGGCGTATGCGCATCCATATCGTCACCGGCAACCGACGGCAGTTCCATGACTGCCTCCGCAAGCTCGGCGTGCACGAGAAGGCCGCGGTCTGCGTCGAGCATCCAGACCAGCTCGCGGGCGCCGAGCGCGTCTTGCTGTACGGCGATTATGGCGCGAATCCGGCTGCGCCCGCGGCACGGGCACTCCTCGAGTCCCGTCGAGCGGCGTAGCGTTGCCACGATGCGACCCATGCGCATACTTCGCGCATGGCCCGTGTGCAAGCCGACGCTGAGAAGCGCCTAGTCCAATTCCTGCTCGGCTTCTACAACGACCCCTATGGGTTCGTGATGGCGGTCTTCGCGTGGGGCCAGAAGGGCACGATCCTCGAGAACGAGACCGGCCCGGACAAGTGGCAGAGCTCCTTGCTGAAGCTCTTGGGCTTCGCGCTCAGGCGGGAAGGGCAGTTCGCGAAGATCGCGCTCGCGGTCGTGCGCATGGCGGTCGCCTCGGGGCACGGCGTCGGAAAAACGGCCTTGGTCGCGTGGATCATCATGTGGTTCATCTCGACGCGGCCGAACCCGCAGATTGTCGTTACGGCCAACACGCAGTCGCAGCTCAGGACCAAGACCTGGCGTGAGCTCGCGAAGTGGCATAAGCGCGCGATCAATGCGCATTGGTTCAAGTGGACCGCGACGCAATTCCAGCTCCGGGCGGCGCCGGACACGTGGTTCGCATCCGCGATTCCTTGGAGCGAGCACAACGCCGAAGCCTTCGCCGGCACGCACGAGCGGCACGTGCTCCTCATCTTCGACGAGGCGAGCGCGGTCGTAGACGCCATCTGGGAGACTGCCGAGGGCGCGCAGACGACCGGCGCGCTCGAGGGCAACACCACGATATGGCTCGCTTTCGGCAACCCGACCAAAAACACGGGCCGCTTCCGGCAGTGCTGGACCAAGTTCCGCAAGCGCTGGATCACGATGCAGGTCGACTCGCGGACCGCGAAGAAGGCCGACAAGCGGCAGATTCAGGAGTGGATCGACGACTACGGCATCGACAGCGACTTCGTGCGGGTCCGCGTGCGCGGGCTCTTCCCGAGGGTGGGCCCGAAGCAGTTCGTCTCGAACGAGATCGTCGAGAACGCGATCGCGCGGCAGATCGACCAGAAAACCATCCCGTCTGGGACGCCGAAGGTCATGGGCGTCGACGTCGCGCGCCAAGGCGACGCGCAGACCGTCATCACGCGGCGCCGCGGCCGCAAGCTCCTACCCGAGATCACGAAGTTCAGGATCCCGGACCTCATGGAGGTGGCGTCGCGGGTCGCGGCCGAGATCAACACGTGGCAGCCGGACATCTGTTTCATCGACGCGGTGGGCATGGGCGCCGGCGTCTACGATCGGCTCATCCAGCTCGGCTACGACAACGTGGTCGCCGTCTATTCCGGTACGCGCGAGGGCCTCAACAAGCCCGAGGTGTTCTACAACCTGCGCATCGAGATGTGGGACCGCATGCGCGAGTGGCTGAAGACCGCCGACATCCCCGACGACAAGGAGCTATACGAGGACCTCATCGGGCCCGAGTTCTACTACAACCAGGCCATGCTCATGTTGCTCGAGAAAAAAGAGGACATGGAGAAGCGCGGCTTGCCGAGCCCCGACGTGGCCGACTCTCTGGCCGTGACCTTCGCCTATCCGGTGCCGACGCGCACCGACAAGGCCGAGCCCGTCGAGCCCGAGGTGGTCTAGCGGGCACATCACAAAGTGTGCTAGCGTGGGCAGATGCACGCGCGCACCAAGCAGCTCCGGAAGATCCGCGACCAGCTCAAACTCACGCACCCGCAGATCGCGGCCGTGACCCTCTCGTCGCTGCAGAGTGTCGTATCGTGGTTCATCGACCCCGCCTCAGAGAATCACCGCATCGTCCCAGCGAAGGCGCTTCGGCTCCTCGAGGTCGAGACCGGGATCGCGAAGCCGCGATTCGTTGAGCTCGGCGCTCCGCTGGCGAAGAAAAAGAAATAGCGCTCTAGCCTTGCCACGATTTGACCGTCGCCATAAGCTCGGCGCGGGCAAACGTATGCGTATACACAACATGATCCGAGTCATTGCGGTGCTCGTCGCCGCGCTCGTCGGCATTTCTACTTTTGCGCTCTCGCAGACCTTGGTCATGTTCAAGGGTCCTGTCTCTCGTCAAGGCTTAAGTTACGTTCCCGAGTTCCACGGCCCGCTTGGTCCAGAGGACCCCGTGCAGTCTGTGCATCAAATGGGCCTAGAGGACACGGTGTATGACGGCTTTGACGTTTGCTCACGCGCGAGCAACGAGTACGGAACCCCTTTGACTTTTACGCTCGTCTCAGGAGCGATTCCAAAGAGCGGCGGCGGCAATATGACGCTCGTCGGCGGCTGCGTGTTCGGCGATGACCAGACGCCGACCGATGCTAGTACCTATGCCGTCACGTTCCGGGCGTGCAGCGTCACTCGCTGCGCGCAGCAGACCTATCAATTCGTCGTTGCTTCGGCTGGCGGCGGGGATACGCAGGCGCCTGGACAAGTCACCTTACAGGCCGTTGCAGTTGGCCCAACGCCGACGACGCAGCTTGTGCTTTCCGGGGCTTACCCGTCCGACGTGGACTTCGAGGACGTCACGGTTCGCGTCGCGACTAGCGCGGCGCAGCTTTACACGACCGGCAGCAACAAGCTCCTGCTTACGTTCGAGTCACTGAGAGACTTCGGCGGCGGGACCGTGTTGGCGACTGGCATGACGCACAACGGCGACGCGCTCACGTCGGTCTCTGGTGCAACGATTATCAACTCTGCGGCGGACCACGATCCAGGCATACAGACGTGGTATCGCGTCAATCCAGATGCAGCGAGCGCAGCGCTTGTGCCATCGGGACAGACCTTTGGCGATCAATACTACGGCGCATTGATCCTCTCGAACGTCGATCAAATGTCGCCGATCGTGGACAGCGACGAGACGGTAATCGACCAAACCAACAACCTGCCTATATCGCTCACGCTCACAGGCGAGGCCGATGGGCTCATAGTCTGCGCGGTCAACGCTGATACTCCCGGCATCAACTGGAGTGCCGAGGCAGGCGACGAGGCGCTCGACTCCGCGAACGTCGCTCCTGATACCGGGATTTTCTACAGACGCACCAGCGCCGGCAACAACACGATGACGTTGCGCGGGCACCTAACGAGCGTGAAGAGTCACGCGATGGTCTGTGTCACGCTATCAGCCGCAGCAAGTGCGATCGAAGTGCTTGGGCCGTCTTTCAACAGCGACATTCCATCGACGGTCAATCTAACCGGCACCGGCACCTACACCGAGACCGCCGACACGACGCTTCCGTTCACGCAGAGCGGCCTATCGGCAGGCAACACGCGCTTCATGATAGCGCGGGCCGAGGACACGACCGGCAATCTCGGGCCGTGGCCGTGGAGCCCCGCGAGCGGCACGACTGAGGATAGCGGCACTGGCACGAGCGACGACAGCGGCCCCGCTGACAACAGCATTCACTTCGTCGAGGGCTTCGAGCAAGAGCTGTCGCATTGGGGTGAGCAGCACGGCGGCGCGTTCCTTGCGAACGGTTTGATCCACGATCCGCTGCCGCCGTATAACCGCGTTGACGAGTACGGCATAGCCGAGCTAGAGACGACAGTCGTCCGTGCGGGCGACCGCGCTATACGGTTCACCTACGACCCGCTCGTGCTTGCCTATCCGCCCGACGTGGCGCACAACCAGGCGAAGGCGGGCTCGCAGCCGTGTCAGTACAACGACGGCGGCACGCCGACTCCGTGTACGTTTGGGTTCTCTCTTTGCTTGCCGGACGACAACTGGCTCACGGAAGGATGGGACGAACGTGCGACGTTGTTTTTCCAGCTTCACGACACGGGCGCGACTAGTCAGGTTCCGATTTCGACCGTGCTTTTCAATATCTCCACGGCTACTGCGCCGGGGCGGTTTGGCTTTCACTTCAGGTGGTATCGCAGCGACGGAGTTCAAGGGTCCGCTTCTCACTATAAGACCTTCGCGGAGTGGGAGACGTATCTCGGGCACTCGCTCTTTAGTAACTGGATCGACATTGTTGTCAGCGGCGCGCTCGATGTAATTCCGCCTAGCTCGACCTCGGTGCGGGTGTGGGTTAACGCCGATGCGTACACCGATACGCCCGTGTGGCAGGTGAATAATGCTTATTGGGGTGCCTACTATCCTCAAGCCTCTCGACCGAGTTGGGGCAAGCACCCGTTCACGAAGATAGGCACCTACTACTGGTGGACTAAACAAGCGGGAGCGACATACGGCATCGGAGATGTAAGCGGTCTACCGGTCACCGGACGGACAGCGGTGTGGGATAGCTGGCGTGAGGTTCGCGAGTCAGCCGAGACCGGCTTCGCGAAGGTCAAGCCCCCCGGCGAGAGGCCGGATACATGCCAGTGAGACTCTTACTTAACTGTGTTCTCGCGGCACTCTGCGCGATCGCGCCGCTCGGCGTTCTTGCTGACGTTGCGCCCGTTGTTGATGGCAACTGCGAGCCTTCGGTCGGCACGATCAACACGTCAGGGGCGAATTATCTTGTCGTGTACTCGCTGCATCTGGAGACGAGCGGCAGCGACGCGGTGAAGCCCACCGAGATCGAGTGGAACAGCGGAGCGCAGTCGTTCACGTTGCTGGAGGAGACGACGGACTACACCGGGACCGGAGACACCGTTCATGTGCTGGCGTGGGGGCTTCCTAACCCGGCGAGCACCACCGCAGCGGTCGAACCCACGGTCGGCGGGCCAAACGACGACGATACCTACTACTGTTTTGCGTACTCAGGTGTTGATACCGCTGACGCATTCGCAGATGGAGCGAACGTCGGCGAGAATACGGTAGCGAGCGACGATCCTATCTTCGTTGATTTGAGCGAAGTCGGTGGAGGTTACTTGCTCGCGGCGATGGCTCGTCAGGACGGCGGGCAGACCGGCTGCACCTGGACTAACGCCAGCGAGGACGTGGATACGGAGCCGAGCGGCTCGTGGCGAATTTCGGCAGCGCAAGCCGCTACTGATTCCTTAGCTACTGCGAGAGTGACGGTCGTCTGCACCGGTAGCGCGGTCAGCCGCGATCAAGCGATGGTTGGGATCGTTCTCAATCCGACCACCTCAGATCATGGAATCCTGTTCACCGGGCACGGAACAGCAGACCAGCAGAGCGGGAGCAATCCAGACACGACCCCTGCTTGGCCGGTGCATCAAAGCGGCGACGTGGGCGTGCTGCTATTCAATCTCGTCGATGACAACGATACGGTCGCGACGGTCGCTACGCCTTCCGGCTGGACGCTCGCGGCTGAGTGCCATCAAAGCTCGATCAGCCTCTATGCGTACACGCGCGCCGCGACCTCTGGCTCTGAAACGAACCCGACTTTAGACGTGAGCAGCGCGTCGGCAAGCGATTCGACCTACGGGCGACTGTCGGTGTTCAGGGGCGCGACGACAACTCTCTCGGCAGCGGCTCAAACGGACGCCGACAGCACGTTCGACGCGACGCACGACTACCCCTCGTACACTCCTGCGCACGACGATACCGTTGTGTATCTCGGCTTCGGGAATACGACCTCAACGATCACCGCTCTGAGCACCGCGACTAACTTCAACAACACGCACCAGTATTTCGAGAATAATCCTGGCGGTGTGGACGCCGGCGGTGGCGCGCAGTTTTGGGTCCAGACTTCTGCGACCGCAATCACCGGTTCTACAGTCTCGACGACTGGCGGCAATAGCGACAGTTGTTCGGTCATCTTTGCTCTTCAAGCAGCGGCTGCCGGCTCGGCGATTCCTGTGAAACACCATCACTATCAAGGACTACGACAATGAAACATCTCGTCGTTTTCGTCGTCTCGCTGCTCGTTACTGCGTCCGCGCTCGCGTGCGAGCTTGCACAAAGTACGACAGCGACAATCAAGCTCGGGCCGTTTGTAGACTCGACGGACGGCGTGACCGCAGAAACAGCCTTGACGATCAGCCAAGCCGACGTGCGCCTGTCGAAGAACGGCGGCGATATAGCGCAGAAGAACGAGAGCACGGCTGCGGCTCACGACGAACTCGGCTACTACGACGTTCCGATCAACGCCACCGACACGAACACGCTCGGTCGTTTACAGATCATGGTATCCGAGAGCGGCGCGCTCCCGGTCTGGATGAACTGCAATGTGCTCACGCTCTACGCTTGGGAGCAGAAGTATCTTTTAAATTACCGAGCAACCGGGACACTTGGCGGAGCAACGACCGCATCGCTGCTCGATGTTGGCACGACTGTTGTAACGGCCGACGACCAACTGAACGGAGACGCTGTGTGGCTGCCGACAACGAACGAGCGTACTTATGTCGTTGATACGTTCAACGGCTCGCCGGACACCTTGTCTGTATCGCCCCCGCTGCGCACGACTCCTTCGTCCTCGCAGCCCTGGCGGAGCATGCCGAACGATGGGCCTTATGTGGCGTTCGAGTTGCCGGCGCTCGACGGCGCCGGAAATGCTTATGGAAACAATGTGCTCATCGAGGACGCGGATGCGACGGACGTTCTGGGCGCGCCGCAGACTGGCGATAGCTTCGCGCGCCTTGGCGCCCCAGCCGGCGCGAGCGTGAGCGCGGATATTGCCGCTCTCCCGACGAATGCAGAGTTTGAGCTCCGCACTCCATCGGCCGCGCAACTCGCCCAATTGCTTGAAGACGTTTGCTTGAATCGCTCGATTCTCGTGAACGACTCCGACTTCGATGACTCTGGACAGGACTCGGCAGAGTTCATGAACAGAGCCGGGGATGCGGTTGTGGTGACGGTCCTATATCAGGGAACCAACGGCACCGATCGAGAGGTGACGCTCGGCGCGTGTAATTGAACATGGCTGCGAAACACCTTCCGCCTGGCCACCTCCCACCCGGACACCTTCCTCCTGGGCATCTACCCGGCGGCGGCGGCGACACCGCAGATGGAAACATCAACGCGATCGCGCCGACGTACCGCACCGCAGATTGGAAGACGATGTGCGACAAGTTCAACGAGGGCGCCGTGCAGCAGCCTGACTACGTGTTTGCGAACGGCCGAAGGTTCTACCAAAGGGGCAACTCATGACGACTCAGTACCACGCGCCGAGCGGCACGTTTCAGGGGCTTGCGGCCGACACGAAGCCGGACGCGAAGAGGTACCCGGGCGCTCGGTTTATCGAGTACGACACGGGGCTGCAGTTCTTTTCCGACGGTGCGGCGTGGCAAGCGCTGTCAGTTTTGGGCAATCCGATTCCGTTCCACTTCCTGCTTCCTTCTCAGGTCCACGTCGCTTCTGCGGATACCGTTCACTGGGACTTGTTCAACGCGCACGCGTCGCTCGTGGTGCGGATCATGTCCATCCTACAGATCCCGAACATCACGACCGCGGTGACCGGCATCGTGTTCGATTGGCTCCTCGAGCGCACGACGGCCGTCGGTACAGGCGGTTCGGCGCTCACCGCCTGGTTGAGCGACTTGTCGCAAGCCGCGCTCGACGCCGCGATCACTGCGCGCTCGAAGCCAACGGGCGGCGCCACAGCCGGCGTCGACTTGCGCAACTACTCGTTGTCGTCGGAAGAGACGAACGCGGCGACGATCCAAATTGCCTCTCAGGGCGGGCTCGAGCTCCTGCCGCCGATGCTGCAGCCGCGGCTTGGCGGGCGTGGTCTGATTCTGCGCACGAATCAGGGCATTCGCTGCGTGCAGGTCACGAACTCGAATGCCGGCAACACGGGCTGGCTGATCGGCTTTGCGGTCGAGCGAGCTACCGGCTAATGAATCGCTTCGCGGGCGGGCAGCCTCACGGCGTCATCTACTCGGTCGGCGAGATGCAGGAGAGCGCGAGCGCGATCCTGCTTGCGAAGGACATGGCCGACTACCTGGAAAACAAGCACTACCCGGGCTGGGGCTGGGGCGTGTCGGTCGACCCGCGCGGTGGGGTCGTGACGCTCGTCGCGATGAAGATACGCTCGGACTGGGGCGTGGTACTCAAGCTCGATTGGATCCAGAACTCGCCCGGCGCCCGCCGACGCCACGCCATCTCCGCCGGGGCCGAGATTCTCGAGCGCTTCGGCGTCAAGCCTGGGCCGTACAGCTACGAGGCGTGGAGGAGCATCCCGCTCGGCGTCGACGGGCTGCCGAAGCCGGACCTTTCCGACAAGCATCAGCGGATCAAGCGATTCTCGCGCGACGAGGCGCTCACGAACGCGGTCAAGAACGGCTCGGTGACGATCAAGCACCAAGACCGTGGCGGTCATCGAAGAATCATCGTGGTCGGCGGCTACCGAAAGCGGGACGAAGAAAATGCTCAGCACCGACGACCGTAACCACCAGCCTCCGGTCGAGAGCGGCATGGAGGATGCTGGCGACAGCCTGTCGCCGCCGCGCTCGGAGTTCACGACGCTGCCCGCTGACGACCAGTGGTTGAGGTACGCGCGCGATGCGTACACGAGCTCGGACCAATGGTTCACGACCTCGCTGCGCGCGATGCTCGAGAAAGCCTTCGCGAACTTCCGCAGCGTGCACCCGCCGGATTCGAAGTATCACACCGAGCAGTACCTCAAGAAGAGCCGGCTGTTCCGGCCGAAGACGCGTTCAGCGGTTCGTCGCGGCGAGGCGGGGCACGCGATCGCGTTCTTCTCGACCTCCGATGTCGTGCATTGCTCCGCGGTCAACGAGACCGACCCGCGGCAGGTGCTCGCGGCCGAGGTGCACAACGCGCTCATGAACGAGCGGCTATCGGACCCACGGTCACATTGGTTCAAGACCTTGATCGGCGGCGCGCAGGACGCCATGACGACCGGCACGGTCATCTCGAAGCAATGCTGGGACTTCGAGGAGGCCGAGCTCGACGTCGAGCACACGTACGAGGAGGAACTCGAAGGACGGCTGCTCGAAACGATCGAGCGCAGCACCGAGAAGCGCGTGCTCGTCGATCGCCCAGTCTGCAAGCTCATCCCCATCGAGAAT